CAGACGGAAAAGGTGGTATTTCGTGCTTCTTGACTGGGCGGTCAAACTTATATGGAGAAATGTGATGGATTGCTCGACCAATCTCTCTTTCTTTCATAGAGTGTCCAACTTGAACTACATGAATTTCTGATTCGGGAAACGCTAACTGAAGCCCTCTATTGAGAGTTCCTGAAGAACCTACTGACCATATAGCATCCGGTACAATAGGAAGTTCTCTAGCAACTTTAATAATAGATGCTAATACAGTTTCGTGCTCTAATCCAAGGGGAAGAACTCGGCGAGTGGATGAGTCCTCTTCTACATACTTACGTGCTTTCGATTGCGTCACATTGAGCATACCCATTTTGACCCAGTGATATTCTGCGCCGAGTTCTAACCCCCTCTTTTGGTAGTCATGGAGTTTATCCATACTACGCTCTGCCATAAACAGCACGGCTTTCTTTCCGTACCTTTCGCACACGACCGGCAGACTAATCTGTGCGTAACCTGTTGCGGGGCAAGACCCAAACACCCATTCTTTGACATTTCTGTTTTCTTCTGCGTGACCTATAAAGTAATCAATGAAACGAATCTTGCTACCATAACTTAGCAAATCGTCACGCACTACAGATACCCCATCGTATTCTTCAATAACGGGTGTGGGGTTTGGGTCTTGCCAACCAGCAATCAACTGTAAATAATCTTCAGCCAATAAGTTTGTCATATAAAAATTTCTCAGTAACAATATCAACAACTAAATGAATTCTATCTTCATCACCAAAGTTTACTGCTTTGTGTGGCTTCCTCGTGTCAAGAAACCAACACTCACCGACATCCATTTTGACATTATGTTCTACTCCGTCAGTATCCCACGACGTGAATAAAACTTTATCGTTTGTCACAATAGGAAAATGTAATCTTGATAATTTACCAATGGAACCTCCAGAGTCGGGATCAACTTGATCAGTATGTCTACTCAACTCCCCCGTCTTAGGCTTTAATAGCATTAATCTAACACGATGTACATCATCCCCGTAAGGAGCAATCAACTCTCTAACCTCCGGAAACAAGTCATATAATACACTATCTTGTAGGTAAAAGTCAAGTGTTTCGTGATCTTTTTTCCACGCAGCATTCATTTCGCTAGGCTTAGTAATAAATGAAGGGTCTGCTGTGTAGCCCCTGAGAGACAGAGCAGACCAAGACTTTCCTTTATTGTAATTGCTATAGTGATTAGTAAATTCAGGCAAATCCTCAATCTTGCTACGAATGGATTCAATCAAATCTAATCTGACATCATCTACCTTTTTAATTGCCACAAACTCTATCGGATCTACTATAGGAAATTCTCGACCTTCTCCTCTATAAAAGATTTTATAAATTTCTCCATAAGAAGTAATCTTAGGTCCAACCTCACAAAATCCGCAAGATTTGGCTAATGATACATGTTTGCTATTTTCTGCCCACACATAAAGCCAACAATTGTTGTCACTATAGTCATCTATAGCATGCGCTAACGTTTGCAGATTTCCAGACAGTTTCGATATTGTGACATCTCCAACTTCCTTTTTTCCGATTACAATATCGCCATATAATTTGATCTTTGAACTTGCTTTCGATATAGTGATTTCTAATCGAGCATCATCCAAAAGTATCAAAGTGTTTTTGTGTAATGATTCGGCAATATTATTTTTCTTATACTTAGCGAATGGTGACAAAGTATATTGATTATAATCTGAAAATTGTTTTTCGAGATCTTTTAAGTATTCTAAATCATAACCGTGTTGCCAATCTTTCATTGTTCGACTGTCCTGGAAAAATTGTTGTGTTTTTCAAACTTCATAACATCCGCAAACTTATCCTGCAAAATGTCACCTTTATGACTAATAACAAACAGATTAGTTGCTTCTAACATATTTAAAAGTTTCATTAAATCTTCTGTTCCGTTGTTGTCTAGTGAAGAATCAAACACCTCATCCAAAATAAGAATATTAGTGCTTGCGGAATTCTTTAGTTTTGCAATAGTTCTCCAAGTTAACATTAGCGCCATATCTATTCTTTGTTTTTCACCTTCAGAAAAAGAAGAATAAGAGAAATCGTCTCGGTGCCTAGACTTAATAGTTTCTCTAAAAGATTCATCAAGGTTAAAGTTTACAAAGAAATCCATAGATGCTAAGTATTTGTTAACCAACTTATTGATAATCGGAATATATTGTTTAATAATCCTAGTTTTGATTCCAGTATCCTTCAGTAAAACAGATGCGATCTCTTGATTCTGTTTTTCTTCTAACATCATACGGATACTTTCTTGAACATCAATCAATTCAGTTTCGTATTGTTTAAGTTTTTCTTGCTGGTCTTTAAAATTACTTTTAGATAGTTCGGATCTTGAAATTTCTTCTTGTAACGATCCAATATATTTCTGAGAAGCCTGGTTTTCATTCTCAATAGATGATATGCGCTTCTCTATACCAGTAAGATCTTCTACTGCTTTATTGATAATATCAAGACGCAACTTTAACTCCGCATGCTTTTCTTTTAATTCAATCAATCCACTGTCGACCTGAACTTTTTTGTTGGCACGTTCGGTTAGTATTTCATTTTTAAAATTATCATTGATATCTTGCTTACAAGTAGGACACTCATCATTTTCCTTATAAAAAGAAATGTCACTGTCGATTTTCTTGACCGTGCGATTCAAATCTTTACGAACATCTTCGAGTTTTTTAATTTTGTCACCGACAGACGAAGAATTCTTAATTTTTTCCGACAAAGATTCTCGTTTGTCATTTAGACATTTCAAGTTCTCTAATCTATCATCTATCTGAGTCTGTTCGTCTAAAATTTGCTCCTGAAGTATCTTAATTTTTTCTTGGTTATCTTTTTTTATATCTTCAATATATTGTGTGTGAACTTCAATTTTTTCTTCTATAGAGTCGCATTTATATTTGGTGTTAGACAATTCAGTTTTAAGTTTCAAGTGTCTTTCTTTCAACAGGGAATTCATAGTTGTGAATATTCTAATATCCAACAGATCCTCAATAATAGATCTTCGGTCCGCAGCAGAAAGTTGCATGAATGGTGTGAAGGATGCACTACCAAGTATAACGATTTGGGTGAAAGACTTATAGTTTAATTTTAATATAACTTTTTCTAAAGTTTCTTGGTAATCTTTTACTGCGGCATCTTGATTTAGGAGTTTACCATTACAATAAATCTCAAAAATGTTCGGTTTCATACCACGCACAATTCTATAAGATTTGTTTCCAGCATCGAACTCAACTTCGACAACAGCATTTTTCTGATTAATGCTATTCACCAACTGAGGTTTATTGATATTACGAAAAGGCTTTCCAAACAAACTAAAGCACAACGCATCGAGCATAGTGGATTTGCCCGAACCATTTGCTCCAAGAATCAAAGTAGAAATTTCTCGGTCAAGTTCCAATTTCGTAAAATAGTTTCCCGAAGATAAAAAGTTTTTATATTTTAAAGTTCTAAATATTATCACTAAATTGTCTCCTGAGATAGTGCCTCAACATACAGTTCTTGCATCAAAGACTTTACCTTTTGAGCATTATTAATTTTTTGCTGGTCAATATAATTAGACAGAATTGTCAAAGTATCTTCTGCCTGGTCTATAAGATCAGAATCTATGTTTTCTATAGTATCTTCTGCAAAATCTTCTATCACAGAAATATTTGCAGGATTCACATTATACAATCTATCAAGCAATTTGTCAAATAAATATGGACTTTGTTTATTCAGCACCACAATTTTCACATAAGCATCTGCACAATCTTCGAAGTTGATGTCATCCATTTCCTTTGAATCATCATAGAAAATCTTTAGGAACATATTAAATTTTGTTTTTACAAACTCTATATCTTGCGTGTCTGTATCAAATATCCAAAAGCCTTTAGGATCATTGTAGTCGTTCCAAAAAAGCTCATACGGAGTTCCCAAGTAATGAATTTTACCTACTTGAGATTGTGTATGGAAATGCCCACTGAAAACATAATCATAACGATTAAGAAAATCTGAATTCATACCGTCGTGAGATGGTATGCCTTTCATCATCTGGAATCCAGCCAACTCAAAATGTCCTATACAAAAAGGCGAAGTACTTTTGTCAATAAAATTAAAAATTGATTCTTGGTTGTCTTTACATATCCAAGGTATCATATCAAAAACAACATTGTCAATAGTCAGAGATCCTGGCTTCTGCCACAGAGTAATGTTGTCATAATCTTTCAACAACAAATCAGGAGAATTTACCTCAACACTATTCTTCCAAAATATATCATGATTTCCAATGAGTGCGTGAAAATCTATATCGTATTCTTTTAATTTGTCAAAGAAGTATCTTCGACTCTCAGAAAGAGATACAAAGTTGATATACTTTCTTCGGTCGAACAAATCACCCAATTGAATAATTGTTTTGATACCATGTTCTTCCATATAAGGAAAAAATTGGTTAGTGTAAAAATTATCGTAATATCGATGGAATGACAAAGAGTCGTTGCGCACTCCAAAATGAGTATCGCCCAAAAGACATACTTTCATTCAACAGCTCCATTTCAAATTTAATTCGCTATTATATACGAAATCAACTACAATGTCAAGTTGTTTTTTTGGTTTTCTTTTTCTTAGTTGCTTCAAAGCTTTGGATGAAGTTGGCAATGAACTCTTCACTATATGCATCGTGCATCATACCGTTAAGTTGCGAAGTCACATGATCCTCGCCCAAATTCTGTATTAGTGTATTAATGACCTCGTTTTCCATACTTTTATACTTGACATACAAATGCTTCTTCTCTTTTTGAATTCTTCGAAGGAATGCATAGTAGATAATTTGCGTGAAGTAAGAAAACGGGTTTGTAGATTTCTCGGGATTGAAGTTGTCTATATACAAAAGACAATTTTCTACGCCATCAGAAATCATATCGTCACGAAAAGTATAATTAACAAAGTTGGGCTTGCGGGATAAATGCGTCGCAATCTTAAACAAACATGAACCTATGTACTCCGGAACTCTAGGTCTAGCAAGCCCATTTTCTTTAGCTGCGATGACCGAATCTCGGTAAACAATCATATTCTCTAAAAATTCTTTATTGTTAACATAATGCTTCAATGGTTTATCTTTTTTCATAATATTTTCCTTGACATTTCCTTGACATTGTAGTAATATTACTGTGTAGCCTGATCATAAGGATTGTTTTAATGTATTTCCTTGTCATTTAAGTTTAAATCTTCTTCCATATCGAATTTATTATTGTCTTTAGTATAAGATTCACTATTAACAACATCAGTGTATGAATTTAACAAATTGAATGTTGGATCAGAAACAGCAACAATGGCCGTTTTATATATTCTAAATGGTTGATCGAATCTAGAACTCCAATCCCAACGAATAACTTCAATTCTCATCTGTTGTTCATGATTAACCATTGCCGAAATTTTAAAAGGATTTTTGACCTCCACATAGGAAATTGTTTCACTCATAATTTCCGCAATAAGTGTTTCACCACTAACGGTCTTAATAATTTTATAAATCATAATTTATCCTTTTAACTGAATTTGATATATTTTGTAATCAAACTTTTCTTCATTATACATTTTCATTCTTTCTACAAAATGTTGCAATGTATAGTTTTGTCTTTTCCCGTGAGTAAGATCATCAGCTATATCATATAGTGTAGCGTATTCTTTATTGTCTCCTAACCTTAAGCCTCTTCCTATCGACTGTAGGGTTCTTACTTTACTTTTACTCGGAGATGCAAATATCACATTGTGTAAGTTCTTTATATTTATACCAGTAGAAAATGTGCCAAACGAAGCTACAATAATGGAGTTGGTCTCAGTTTCAACGATCCCTCTAATGTCTTCTCTAATGTCAGCTTTAGTCTCGCCCGATACATAAAATACTTTTCTATTTTCGTTTACTTTCTCACATATGCTATTATACAGTATTTTTCCGTGTTTGTCTACATATTGAAATAATAATAAGGTATTACCATTTAAGGACAAAGTAAGATTTCTTATAAAATTATTTCTTGCTTGACTGGAAACAATGTAATCTAATTCTTCTTGATATTTGTATTTGCTGACAATCTTACAATTTTCTTTTGTATGCTTTAGTATCAAAGATTTTATTCTAAAGTCGGATAAGTTTCCCTCGTCCATAAGCTTTTTAGTTGTAGTTACTTTTTCGACTTTACCAAACAATCCTTCCAAAACTAATTTGTGGGTCTGTGTGCCATCTAGTGTTCCTGTGAATCCATACCGATAAGCGCACTTATCCATACTAGTCATAATAGTTGTCAGAGACTTGGCTTTAAATTGATGTGCTTCGTCACCGATAACGACATCAAATTGATCAAACCAATCATTTTTGAGTTTGTAAATAGACTGCCAAGTAGAAATGACAACCGGCTTATCTGTATTTTTATCTGCTCCTGCCATAATAGGATGAACATATTTTTCAGAGTCGTATCCGTACTCATAAAAGTCTTTTTCTAACTGAGATACCAAAGATGTTGTCGGAACAATAATTAAAGTTTTGCCATTAAGGAATCTTGTTATCAAATAAATAATCAGCGATTTGCCTGACGCTGTAGGCGATAACATCATAGCACGTCGTTTTCTTATCGCATGCACAAACGCTTCGATTTGATAATCTCTAGGCTCAAGTTTCATCCCTAAAGTTTTTATAAACTCTTTAGCTTCTTCTAATGAAAATTCTTCATCTGCGCTTATCGTATCGTCCAGCACAAAATTATATCCACGATCATCACAAAAAGTCTTTAGGTAAGGTATCAAACCATAATACAAGGTTTGATTGTGTGAGTGGTATAGGCGTATTTTACCGTCCCAGATTTTATTTCTATATGCGGGCATAAACTTATGGCCGGGAACCATAAATGTAAAATGCTCGCTTATTTCCATACCTTCACCCTTTTCGCAATGAACATAAGCGTAGACTTCGTTTAATTTTGATACCTTTATTGTTGACACTACAATTCGCCACCTGTTAGTTTCATATAATCTATCGCATTTTTTATTTGAAAATTTCTTTGGTTTAAGTTTTTGACTATCTCTTCGAGTAAAGACATTTTCTCTTTTTGATTGACAGTTTTAATATTACTTTCTATAATGTCTTTGTCTGATTGCAGATACATGTCTGCCTCAGACTTGAGAAGTATTTTTTCGAAAGGCTCCCAGCCTCGCTCACTCAATTCTTCTTCGGACATTTTACCTGTATAA